CCGACGCTTTCGAGTACCAAGTGATCCAGTTCGTCCAGCAGATTCTCGCGCTGCAGGGCATAGAGGACGCTGTGCCCCAGTTCAAGCGGAACCGCATCTCCAACCAGACCGAACAGGTGACCAACGTGATACAGGAGGCACAGTTCCTGGACGATCAGACAATCCTCGAACTGCTCCCCAACATCACGCCGGACATGATACCCGAAATACTCGCCCGGAAGGACGCGCAGGAACAGGTGCGGTTCAAGGATGAACCAGAAGCCCAGAATAGCCCTGTGGAGGGCTTGGAGGACATGGGGGTATAAACCATGCCTGACTACGGTCAAAAGGCCACAGACGCCGAATTTCGCCGCCTGAGAGCCAAGATCAATGACGTCTATAAACAGGCGTACAAAGAGATTGAGCAAAAAGGCCGCGAGTTCGCCCAGGGGCATGCCCGGAGGGAAGCCCAACTGCGCCAGATGGTCGCTGACGGGAAAATGACCCAGGCCGACTTTGACGCCTGGATGCGCGGTCAGGTCTTCCAGGGCAACCAGTGGAAGCAGAAAAAGCAGCAGATGGCTGATACCCTGTACCACGCCGATCAGGTCGCCCAGCAGATGGTCAACGATTCCCGGTTCAGTGTGTTCGCAGCGAACGCCAACTACATGGGCTACAAGCTGGAACACGACGCCGGGATAAAAACCAACTTCGGTCTGTACGACGCTGACAGTGTGCGCCGTCTGGTGAAAAAGGAGCCTGATCTCCTGCCGCCGAAAAAGGCCGTGGGCAAGGACAAGTCCTACCAGTGGTACAACAGGCAAGTCCAGACCGCGATCACCCAGGGCATCATCCAGGGCGAGAGCCTGGACAAGATCGCCCACAGGATAGGCAAGCAGACCGGGGAGACGAATGCCAGCGCGATGCTCCGAAACGCCCGGACCATGCAGACCGGAGCCCAGAACGCCGGACGGATGGAAGGGCTGCACCAGGCGCAGGAACTCGGCATCAAGGTCAAAAAACAGTGGATGGCGACGCTGGATTCACACACCCGCGATGCACACGCAGACCTCGACGGTCAGATACAGGACGTAGATGTCCCGTTCGACAGCGAGCTGGGGCCGATCATGTATCCCGGCGACCCGGACGCAGACCCGGCGAACGTCTGGAACTGCCGCTGTACGCTGGTCTACGTGTACCCGGAATACCCGAACTCCATGGAACGCCGGGACAACGAGACAGGCGAGAATGTCGGCGACATGACCTACCGGGAATGGGAGGAAATGAAGCGGGGTGAGCAAGCGGAGCCGATCGACATACCCGAACCTCAACGCGAAGAATCGCCAAGGGAATATATTGAGTTCGATGATACAGAGGACGCGCTCGATTATTACATCGACAATGGCGAGAGTTGGGTGGAGACTTTGACCGAAGAGGAAAAGAGAGCCGTCAGCGATTATGGATACAACTACCTATCTGCAGAAAGCAACGGATACCTCCGTGGTGAGACAGACAAGTACAGCGATTATCAACTCGATGCCATTAAAGAGCAGATACGCAAACTGGATCAGGCCATAGAGAAAGGCTCGATACCTGATGACATGAGGTTGTATCGCGGTGTAGGCCGGGACTACTTGGGAATTGATTTCAGTAACCCGGAAGCCCTCATAGGAAAGACGGTAAAAGAGGGCGGTTTTATGTCGGTCAGTGGTGAGAGCGAAGTGGCAGAAACCTATGGACGTGGTGTCGTACTGGACATAAACGTTCCAAAGGGAACCCATGCAGCATACGTCGATTTAGTGCAAAGCACTGGCTCCGAGCTTCGGGAATACTACCAGGAGGATGGGGATGCTGGCAACATTGAGTATCTTCTGGAACGCGGCGGTAGCCTCAAATTCACGGGGTACAAATACGAGAAAGACGAAAACGGCAAAGAATACGTCCGAATGTTTTGTGAGTTTGTCCACAGATAGGAGCAACCATGAGCACCGTTGACATCACCGATAACACCGGGGAGTTCAAGGAAGCCCTGGAACGGGCTATGGCTCGGGCATTGGAGATCATCGGCGGCAAAGCCGAAACCTATGCCAAGGGGCTGACCCCGGTGGGCACGGTGGAATCGACCCACGTAGAGCACTACATCGGCGGCACATTGCGAAACAGCATCACCCACAGGGTAGACGAGGACACGGTGCTGGTGGGCACCAACGTGGAATACGCACCGTATGTGGAGCTGGGGACGGGCAAGGAATACCAGCCGCCCCCGGAGTGGATGGAAGCCCACGGGAAGCGCGGACAAGGGCGCGACAAGTGGTTCTGGCAGGACATGAACGGCGACTGGCACGTGGGCTACCCCCGCAAGGGCGTACACATGCTGCAACAGGCCATGGAGAACCACCTGGACGAGTACAAAAACGTCATCGACAACGAACTGACAAACGCATAGATAAAACCAGCATCCTGCGGGGTGCTGTTTTTATACTCATTTTAGGGTAGCACCCGTAACAGCGAAAGGAATGAGAGATAATGGCTATTGACTTTGAAGCACTGATCACGAAGCACGCTGGCGAGGACGGAAACATCCCCGCCGGGAACGTCGCCAAGATTGCCTCCGCGATTGCATCTGCCGTGGGCCGTGAGTTTGTGGCGAAAGACCGCTACAATGCCAAGCTGGATGAGATCACCCAGCTGGAAAACGACAAGCAAGCCGCCGAGGACAACGCGACCAAGGCCGGGAACTGGGAAAAGAAGTACAACACTCTCAAGGACCAGTTCGATATTTTCAAGGCTGACACTGAAGCCAAGGCAAAGCTGGCTGACGTGAAGTCGGCCTACCGCAAGCTGCTCAACGATGCTGGCATCGACCCCAAGCGGCACGACACCATCATCAAGGCTACCGTTTTCGATGGCATGAAGCTGGGCGAGGACGGCAAGCTGGAAAAGGCCGACGAACTCAAAAAGTCCATCGAAACCGAATGGGCAGACTTCAAGGTCAGTACCCGTACAAAGGGCGCAGACGTGGACAACCCGCCGAAGGACAACGACGGCAACGGCGCGAATCCCCGCGCAGCGGAGATCGCTAAGAAGTTCCATGAGCGTCGCTATGGCGCGGCTCCCGCCACCGACGGAGCCAAGAGCGAATAAAACAGAGGTGAAAAGACATGAGCTTCATTCAGACCCCCGAATTTCAGGGCAAGGGCTGGGAAGCGGGCTACTTCCTCGTTGATGACGAGAACTGCACCCGCGTGACTGCCCAGATCGCCGCTAATCATGCGGCTGTTGTGACCCGTGCGGACGGCGCCAAGTACGTCCCCGCTGGCGCGATTATCCCCTCCAACGACGGCAACGCCGTGGGCATCCTGTACGAGAACGTGGACGTGACCACTGGCGCGATGCCCGGTTCCATTGTGACCGCTGGCGTGGTCTACAAGGACCGTCTGCCCACCGCCCCGGAGAGCTCCGCTGTGTCCGCGCTGACGGGTATCCAGTTCGATACCTACGAGCCGACCATCGAGCGCCCGAACTTCTCCGTCAAGTCTCTGGCGACCCTGACCGTCACCAGTGCCGCGTCCGCTACCACTTCCGGCGACACCGCCATCACCGTCAGCGGCTACACCAAGGGCAGCACCGACCTGTACAAGTACAAGGTGGACACCGCCGCCCAGACTGTGCGTGCTGGCGATAACCTGTCCTCCTGGACGACCTGGGACGGCGACGATGAGATCACTGCCGCGACTGGCAAGAAGATCACCGTGGCCGTGGTCGACGCGAACGGCTACGCTCTGGCGGCTGGCAGCGCGACCGTGACCGCCAAGGCCTGATCTTCCCACAATTCGACATAACGAGGTGAAACAACATGAGCATCTTTCGTGATAACGTGCTGGGCTTCATCCCCGAAAAGGACTGGCTGTCCGTCGGTTTCGATGTGACCCGGCAGAACGACCCCATCGACGGTCTGTTCGGCGACGAAAAGACCGACAACCTTGTCGCCTACTGGCAGAGCATCGCCTCTGAATACCAGATTCCCGTGATGGCGCAGTTCCATGGCTTCGACGTGGAAGCGCAAAAGACCTTCCGTGTGCCCATCGATACCCACAACATCGAAAAGGGCCTGATCAAGGTCAAGCTGAACCAGTCCGAGCGGCTGCGCGAGCTGACCCGTTCCGGCGTACAGGGCGATGAGAACATCTACGAGTACGTCATGAACGACGGTCTGCGGCTGGCTGAACAGGTCATCACCCGCACCAAGGTCGCCAAGAACGAACTGCTGGCCACTGGCAAGGTGACCATCAAGGAGAACGACCTCGACCTGACGGTTGATTACGGC